TGCTGATGCTACAGACCCATCTCTCCTGACTTGTCCTGATTTTTTCCCTTGCGTAATACCTGTCACAGCAGTATTTCTTGTGCTATTAAGACCAAAAGTAATAATACTCTCTACCTGAGAACGTATGTCTTTTTTTGTCTGAACATATTTTTTTCTTCTGTTAACTACTCTTACTGTCATTTTCATGTTGCAACTCCCTCTTCACAAAGAATATCGCAATATCTATCTCTAGTATCTCTATTGATAACTCTTTTAATATTGAATGTTCTTGTATAACTAGAACCTTCTTTATTAAATCTGTACTGAAGTCTGTTCTTAAATGTAATATTCCTATTAAATCTTGTCGTTATAATGTGGGTTATTCTTTCTTCTAACTGATCTCCAAATACTCTTTCTGAACCTGATCTTGGCATAATACTACCAAATATAGAAAAAGAATCACTATAAGCAACCTTCTGAGAACCACCACCATCACTTGTTCTTGTCTGAGTCTGAACATGAAGTTTATGTTTTAATTTACCTATTGCCATAATTAATCAGGTTTTGTTGGATATACTACTACTTTAGGAAACTTAGCTTGTTTACTTATATCAAGTAATTTTTGTCTGTATTCTTTCCATTCATCTTGTTTTTTTTCTGTTAAATCTGCCCATCTCAAGGGATTGCAAACGATAGGGTCAACATCGGCTCTCAACAAAGCATCTCTTTGTCCTCTTACCTCTGATGATTTCTGGGTAACCACTTCTTCATCTGATGGAGCTTGATATTCTTGAACTTGTTTTTCTGCAATAATCTTATCATGTAGCTTTTTTGTATCTATGCTTGAACCTGTGTCCTTTAGATTCAATGTAAATGGTATCCATCCATGAGTGGGATGTTTGATATCACAATCAATATCCCCATCTTCATTTATCTTCTTAGCATTCTTGTACTGAGTTATTTCAATCATCATGTAATCCTCTGCCAAACACCCCAAGCATAATGACCTGAAGCACTATTGAAATTTGTTCTACCATGATATCTCCAAGTACCACTACTTACACTTGTAGGACTAGCCAATATTCTTGCTCCGTCATTAGTAACACTACCAGAACTTGTAAAACTATAAGGAAATTCAAGTCCTGCATAATAAAGATTGCTTCCAGAAACTGTAGCTCCTGCAGCCAATCCTCCAGTTGAAGATGACACACCAAGAATAACTGATCCTATATTGGTCAAAGAAGCATCAGATGATAAACTCAATGTACTACCAGATAAAGTCAATCCATCTCCTGCTGATATTGAATTAGTTACAGTAGCGGCTCCACTTGAGGTTGATACAGAAATATTTGTTCCTGCAACCACAGATGTTATAGCATTTGCTGATATAGATTGTTTAGTTCTAAGGGGTGTCATAACCTGTGTAGTCTCTGTGCCTGTTTCTGCTGTTGATTGAGTAGGAGCTTGTAAAGACAAAATAGTTGTACCAGATGTATTTTTTACCTCTGTAACTGATGACGTAGCATACTGGATATCATCTGTAATAAGATTAATTCTACTATTTGTTTGATCACTCTCAAATATTGTAATCCAACCATTATTTGCTTCATTTCTCATCATCAATTTATTATTACTTGTATCGTACCAGAGCATATTAGCAAAAGTATCTGATGGTGCAGATGTTCCAGAATTGGTAGATACTATGGCTTGTAAGACAAGATTTAAGTCAGCACGAAAATTTGGTGCTGTCTGGTTTGCTATCACATAATCATGGTTTGCCATTAGTTATATCCTACTGTTGCTTTTAATGTTGATATACTTGGTGTTATATTTGTTGATGTGCTTCGTAATTCTATCTTAAAACGAAAATACTGTCCAGTAAAGTACCCTGCTCTAAATCTCTGATATGTTCCTGTGAAAGAACCACTTGTAGATGGCTCTATAAAAAATTGAACATCTGTGTCTTTTTGTTGTGATGTTGTACCTGATAAATCGTCTACATTTCCAGATAATAAATCCCAAAGTGTTGACGTTCCTCCAATGGCATCCCACAATGTTATATCACTTCCAACATCTAATCTTATAGTATTTACCTCTATTTCTGCCCTTACTACTTTTGTGCTACCTACATCAATATCTGTACCAAATATGTATGTTCCAACATTAGAAATAGGAGCAGATGAGTCTGATACGTCAGTTATTCTTAATGAACCACTAGATACTTGACAATTTGTTTTAGTTCCTCCAAAAGAACTACTTTCTGTTTGTGTTGCTGTATTTGAGAATTGCGTAAGAGATGTAGCAGGGATAGCAACAGCAGATGTAAAATTCTGACTTGATACTGTTGTCTTATCATAAGCTCTTATCATATAAGTTCCTTTTCTAGCAGGAACAGTAAATGTTGTTGCAGGTCTAGGAACTTTCTCTGTGTCAGTAGTAGAATTTGCCCATGTTGCTCCAGATGTAAGACTTGAGTGTCTTATGCTGTAATAAGACAAATCTAAATCAGCTATGGCATCCCATCCAAGTATTATGTTATCCCCAGATAAAATAGCATCAAAATTTACAACATCAGCAGGTGGCACACCTTGTCCTGCAATACTTTGTGTGATTGTGTTATAATTTCCCTTTACTCCAAGACTGTTTATCCCTCTTGACCTTATGTTATAAGTGCCATCTTCTACATCAAATATCTCATATATTCCCAATTCTCCAGTACCAACTATTTTAAAATCTGAATCGCTACTACTTTTAAATTCAACTTCTACCAAATCAATCTGTGTTGAATCATTTGCTGATGCAGTTGTTGTAACTGTAATAACTTGTGAAACTTTCTCATTGATAACTCTTAATTCACTTGTAACAGAAAGACCTACACTTGGCACAGATGTTGGGTCTAATAAAGTAGTATTATCACTTTCAAAGTCACCTTCCTCTGCATCCCAATCAAAAACAGATGAGGAAATCTCTCTTAATGACATCTCTATAATTAAACCTTGTGTTAAATCTGGCTGAAATGTCCAATTTTGCACCTCAAATGTTTTTGCTGAAAATCCCATTCTTGAGTTTGTGAGTTGTATTATATCTCCTACTTGGACTTGTAAGGCTTTCATAGAAAACAATCCACTCACAGTTATTTGTTGACGATTCTTGAATAAGGCAATTTTTGCTATTCTTTGTGCCATAGAGCTTGTATCTGTAAAAGGTAACTCCAAATCAATTATATTTTCTTCATTGTTATCTACTGTTATAAAGGTTGATGATCGTATCTCTGGATAATCTGTGGTTTGGAAATTTGTTTCTGACCCTCTAAACTTACCTCTTACTATATTGAAATTGTCTCTCCTGCTATTTCTTGTTTGAATTGATAAGTTACCTCTCAAGTCCTCTTCAGTGAAGGTTGCCACTGGACTTGTGTAAGACCCTGCCTTTACTCTCCATTTTCCTTGTGAGTACCACATAATACCTGCCATTGAAGCTGTAAGTTTTTCAAGTGCCGTTCTTGGTAGGACATTTGTTGTAAGTGCACCATTAACGGTATATCGTTTTTGTGTGCTACCCCCACTTAAAGTAATGTCATCATCACAGACTGTTTGTGCCGCTCCGAATGCTGTGTCATCAATGTCTGCTGTGGCAATTCCCAATCCATAAGAGCTTGTTAGATAATCTCTAAGGCATAAGGCAGTATTTGCACTCCATGCTGTTGAACCAGTATTCACATTATAAACTTTTTTACCCTTAACTAAAGCTGTTAATTGTGGTTCTCCATTTGGGAAAGCATCAGCATCAAACTCATATCGCACATATAAATAACAAATATTTCTTAGTTTGTGATCAGCAGTCCATTTTGAACTCTCTGAAACAAGGTCTGTATCTCCTGTAGTTTGATCTCCCAAATGTTTCTTTACTCTAATTTTGCCGTTATATTTGCTAGGAGCAGTAACCATATTTGTTGAGCCATTAATGGTAAGAGCTTCATTGCCAAGATAGACTGTTGTTATCTCCTCACATTCATGCCCTGCTAAAGCATATACAACATGAAGAAATTTATTTGAGTCTGTCACTTCCTTAAAAACAACCACACCCCCCACTCTGGTTTGACCATAAATAATTTGATGATCAGCCGCACTTGATATGCCAGATATATTATATCCACCAACGGTTGCTGTGCCTTGTGATGTAGCTCCACCAGTTGATGAACCCAATCCATTAAAATTAGGTATTTGAGGTCTTGGACTTAAAGCGTTGAGTATGTAGGCACTTGCTACATAAACTGCTATTTGAGTAGCTACAGTATAAACAGTCGCTCCTGCCGTAGCCGCCGATACAGCAGTAGAAATATAATATATTACTGTTGATGGTTCTGCCCAAACCATCTGAGGTATAAAACAAAACCCAAATGCTGTTAAAATTGTAGATATAAGCTTTTTTAATCTACTGTCCAAAATACATCTCCTGACCGTATTTTCTCAAACTGCAATCCATTATATCCCAAGAAACCTGCCCTCTGGTCAATAGCTACCCCAAGTTTATGACCTATCCCATAGTCTATTCTTTGCTTTTCTACCTTACAGACAATACTTCCTTTTGGTGGAATTAATCCTATAAATCTAGTGAGTTTTGTATCTATAGCTTCTTTAATATTTGATACATTCATTTCTAATAACATTGTTCTATATGTTCTATTAGCTTTTAATGCCGTTTTATATTCTGGTAAATGTTTATCAAAAAATCCTTTTCCTGTCTGAACCTTAATAATTTGATTTGCAAACACAACACAATCGTGAATACCCCAATCAAAAGGCTCATTTCTTATTTCTTCTATATATACCTCAAGGTCTTTTTCCCATGTTTTATTCTTCATTTACGACCCCAGTTAAATGTTTG